TAGTTTCAATTACCTCATAACGTTTAACATAGTCACTTCTAGTAATGTTTTTAAACAGGTTATTAAGATAAGTATCATCTAATGAAATAGATGACTGGCCTAGTGTATTCATTGCACCGGTACCATTCAATGTTATTGTATTACTGCTATATGTATTATTAGTCAATTCGGATATCCTCCATGCCTGCTGTACGTAAACGCACAATATGTCCCATCTGCCATTGTTTAGCTTCAAGGCCCTTCATTATACCTAACCAACGATTTCGTAGTAATGCTACTTCATTGATAAGTGTTTCAAAGTCAACTACTTCATCTTCACCGTCAACATACTTTTCAGCATCACGGCTTGTCAATACTCTATTATACGCTTCTAAGTATTTTTGAAAATGTTTTCGGCGAATTTTCCGTAATTGAATATTAAGATAGTTCAATACTGCTTCTATCTCTTGTAGTTGATTAAATCTATGTTCTGTGATTCCGGGTAATGCGGCAATGTTCTTTTCAACATTACCGTATACCTTAACATCACTCTTTGCCGAAATTATTTCGTTATCATAATGACTAATAAAATCGGGTATCACAGCTAAATTAGTTGTGATCCTTGTATACCAATTTGACATTTAGTTCCAATCGTCTTGGTCGTCATCTTCTTCAAATTCTTCGTAATCATCTTCCGTATCATGCTGTTCAGCGTAACCTTTCAATGCCTTAAGCATTTCCTTGTCACCTTTAAACGCATCTTTGATATCGTCAGTTTCGTAGTTGTTGTCAATCAATAAATTGATTAATGTATCTGCGGCATCACTACGGTCATTGAAATCAATGTGTGTGCGTAGTGCATCCCAAACTTCAGCAACAAAATCTAAATTCATTCTGTACCCTCCTCCTCAGGTGTTACAGTACTTATCTTTGTTGTCGCTTTTTGACTATACTCTGACATAACTTTGTCTAAGCAACCGTCAGTATTTGCTTCCCATGCTTTACGAAACTTCTTAATGATTTCACCATCAAGTGTTGTATATACTAATGAATTACCTTCTTTCTTAACAAGTTCAGCTTTCTCAATCATATCTAATAATCCTGAGTAAGGGCTCATACCTGTTTCATAAGGAATCTTAACTTGCACAGATTCAAATGGTTTCGCATAGCGAGTTTTCATAATCTTACATGCCGCACGAATACCTCGTACATCACTAATCTTATTACCATCTTCATCTTCTTTAAGTTTTAGTTTCTTCATAGCAACAACAATACTTGAAGCATAAACGAAACCTTGACCGCCTGAGATTTTATCATCTGGATCAAACATATCTTGTGAAGCATATGTGTGATTAGTTGCAACTAAGCCGATGCCCAGTGAACCAAACATATTAACACAGTTACGAACAAGTGCTGTTAGTGCTTTAGGCTTACGACCCATGTCACCTTTCATATCACCTGCTTCAAACTGATTAACGTCAGTTGGTGTCAATAACATACCTAAACTGTCAATCACAAACAATACCTTAGGACGATCTGTTTCCGGTAGTGCTTTGTAATCTTTAACGAACATAGAAATAGTTTTTCCTACTTCGTCAATCATTGCCATGTTAAGTTTTAACAATTTACTGTCGTCTGTAGATACACCAAGTGCGTGTAGCCATGCTTCGTCAAGGGCATTCTCTGAGTCAACTAAGACTACAAAAATTCCTTGTTGTTGTGCGTGTCTAACGAGGTTCCCCGAGCAGATGAACGATTTACCTGCTCCTGACTCTCCGGCAAAGACAGTAACTTTACCAAGAGGTACGCCTTTATTAAAATCACCGCTAATGAGATAATTGAGTGCATAATTTCCTGTACTGATCCAATCAGTAGGATCGTTGAATCCTATTGATAGACCTTCAATACTTTTTGTAATGTCCTTACGGAACTTACTAATGTCGAATGGTTTAGCCATTATATTCCTTTTGTTTATTTTACGTGTACATGTGTACTATACACGTTGATTGTTTGTTTGTCTAGTATATCTGGACATTTTTCTGCGATAGATTCTAATTCCCAATCATTTGGATAATGACGTAATGCACCTCTAGCCCTATCTCTAATGATACTAGGAACACGAGGTGTTTTACCTGGATCGCATAATTCTTCCAATAGTTTCTTACCTTGCTTAATGGCGCGGTATCTTTCGTCTGGTAATGTCATGGAGTTCTCCTTAGGTAGGGAGCAAATGCTCCCTATTACCTTTTAAGACTTGTTTTGTCTAGCACGAATCATTGCTAGAATGTCTTGTGCTTTGTCACTTGAAGGTTGTGCTGTAGGAACCTTAATAGATTCGGCTGCTGCCATTGCATCTTCTTCCCATGGTGCTGAAGTTTCTGCTACGGGGGCGGTTGCGGGTGTGCCAGTTTCAGTGGACACTGTTTGTTTTTCCGCGGTTGCTCCTGCAGGTGCCTCTAGTCCCCAAGGACGATAGTAACTACCCCAACGCTCTAAGTCATATGGTTGACCATCTACACTTGCGTCAAACATTTCTTTGATTACACGCAATTCTGCTTCGCCGGGACGCTTTGGCAAGAACTCTGCCAAATTATACAAGCCATGTGCTTCAATAGCGGCTTGCTCTGCTTCGGTCAATGCTGACTCTTTACGTGCCCAATTACTTGTTGAGTAATCAGCATAACCACCTTTACTTGTTTTCTTAATATTCAAATCAAGACCACGCATAAAGTCTGTTGGCAATTCTTCCATCTCAGGATCCATCAAACTTGCTTTAATGATTGTAAAGATTTGTGGACTAATAATGAATCTACGAATTGGGTTAGCTGGTGTTTTGTCATCACCAATTGGATTCTGACGAACAAAACCTTGAAACAAATAACTGCGTTTCTTCCAGTATTTGTTTGCTAACTCTTTCAATGTTTCATCTTTATACCAAGGACGAACTTCAGTTAAGATTGGGCATTGTGCTTTTGGATCATACATCTCAACGCAAGGTACTTGTACTTCAATACGTTTGACATTAGGATCACCTTTAACTCCATTGAATGGAAGTTTAATAATCTGTCGTTCTACCCAGAAGTATGGGTTGTTGCTATCTGCATCAGGCAATAGACGCAATGTGGCTGTTGTGCCTTCGTCCATATTCCAGTGGGGGTAGATAGAGTTGTCTGATTGTTTCTGTGTTGAACCAGAAGTTGATTTGTTTTCTTGTGCCGCAATACGGGCACGAATTTCTGCTAATGATGCCATGATTTTATTTCCTTATAAATTGAGATGGTCTCTTTTTTAATATTCGCCGCTTCCCTATGAAACGACTAACATAAGAGTTAGTATAGCATGTCTAACTCTCAATGTCGATAGTATTTATCCCTATTGTGGGTAAACACATTTTTTTGTATAGGTTTTTAACCCTTTTTAAATGTATGGTAGCCCGATAATTTTATCCAACATACGTTCATATGTTTTATCTAGGCTTTCATTAAACAATTCTTGTTGAACTGGCTGTTCCCATAATTTCATTTTAACATTATCTAACCAAAGTCTAACTTGTTCAGATGTTAATGGAGTCTTATCATTACCTAAATTATATAACAAAGGAACATATTGTTCTACTGCATCAGCTATTTGTTTATCGCTATAATCTTTTTCTGCTAAATCCTTAGCAAATCTTCCCTTAAACATAGCAAACAATCCAGGCAAATGTTTAGTAATCCATTCATTGTAGTTAGGGTTACTATATTTACGAGACGGTTTAATATCATACCCTTCATTTATACTTTCTTGCACATTAGCTGTGCTGGGCATGTTCTGTTGTTTTTGATTATTTACAAGCCAAGAAATATCTGCTACCTTTTTATCTGGTGCCGAATTTGCACTAGTCATTTTTTCAATATTTTGATTAATAAAATCTAAACTCTGACTAATTTCAACCTTCATTTTACTAATATCTTCCGCATCTTGCATAATGCCGGCTCTTAAGTTTCTTGATATCTCAAGTTCTTTATTCATGTCTGTGCCAAACTTTTCAAGTTTATCAGAGGTAATTTTTTTATAATCACTGAAACTAGTCTTATATTCTTTAAATCTTAGTTC